ATCACGTTCTGTTGTACTTGATATTGCACCCATATGTAAAACTTTATCAAACTGACTGCAATCAGGAACAACATTTTCAATAAATTCGTATTCTGCAATTCCATGCCCCTTGCTCATTAGATATTTTTTAAGATTTTTTCCAATAAATCCGTCTGCGCCTGTAATTAATATTTTTAATTTATTCATCTTCATTCTTTCTTGTTTATTTTTACGCGATGCTTCTAAACTTATTTGCAATTCTTTTTCTTCTTTTGCCCACTCTTCATGAAAATATTTTTTAGTCATTTATTTTCTCTAATATACTTGTGGTTGAAAAATCTTCAACTGTAGGTACAATGTAAACGCTAGTTAAATCATGTCCTACTACTTCATTTACTTTATAATCACCACCTTTAACAATTAGGTTAGGCTTTATTGACTTAATTAAATCATATGGTGTATCTTCACTGAATACAATAACTTCATCTACCCAAGATAATATTTCTAATTGTTTCTTACGTGTTTCTACAGGATTGATTGGACGATTATCTCCTTTTAATCTCCTTACACTACGATCATCATTTAACCCTACAATAAGTTTATCGCCTTTTTCTTTAGCGGCTTTTAATAATTCAAAATGTCCGGTATGCAAAATATCAAAACATCCATTTGTAAAAACTACAGTACTTTCTAAATCTTCTTTTTTTAATTTATATGTGCCACTATGTTTAACACTTTCAGTTGAACCTCTTGTAGCAATTTCTAAGCATTTTTTATAATCGTAACCTTTTACCAAACCAAAAACAAGTCCTGCTAAGAAACAATCTCCTGCACCTGTTACATCTGATACTTCTACATTTTCTACAGGTATATTATAATCTACACCGTCAATTTTAGCAATTACTTCTTTACCTGCATTGGTTGTAATAATATTTCCTTGCCACTTGTCAAATCCAAATTTATAAAATTCGTTATGGTTCGGTTTTACTAGCCATGCACCTTCGTATTCACTTGCATTACGTTTAGGATCAACAATTATTTTACAGTTAAATTTGTTAATATGATTTATTATTTTTTGTGTATGATCTAATGCACCTTTGTTATAATCACTTAGTATAACATAGTCGTATGGTGCAAAATCGCTTTGCAGTATTTGTTCTAAAACAGCATCTGCATCAGCATATTCATCTTCATCTAATCTAGTTATATAATGTCCATCTGATATTATTCTTGTTTTAGTACTTCTATTTTGATTATTATATACAAGTGTTGCATCTATATCTAAATTTTTTAAATTTTCTAACACAAGTCCTGCGCCGCCTAACGAAGTTGATACTTTATCAATATTAACTATAGGCACGGGAGCCTCTGGACTAATTCTTGAACTAGTGCCATATACATATTTGTCTACAATAACATCGCCGAATACTAAGACTTTCATACTATATAATAACTTATTATCTATTCTTTGTCAAGTAAATTCAAAACTTTAGTTACAGTTTCTAATTTACTTTGATTAATTTTACTTTGCAATGTATTACGCAAACCGTGATGCAAAGGCTTAGGCCAACTTCCACTCTTAACCCATGCATATCCATCATGTTCGCCGTTTAACATAGGCATAAATTCTTCTTTAACTGCACACAAATAAGTATGAAATTGAAATTGATGGTCAGTTGATATAAAGGTTTCAAGAGGAATAGTCTTTTCAATCTTTGGATTAAACCCTACTTCTTCTTTTATCTCACGCTTCAGTACTTCCCAAGGTGTTTCTTTGCCTTCACCGGTACCTCCAACTAAACCCCATAAGTTCTTAGTTTTACCTTTAGTACGATGTAATAGTAAAAAACGTTGTGTTTTTAGACTGTAGAACAGAGTTCCACTACAAATTATCTTGTTCATAAAAATAATTAGCCGTTGAGAGCGATCCGCCAGGTCCCTCCTGGATATAGACCTTCGACACTTAATAGCCATTCTTCGCCGTCCCAGCGATATTGAATGCCTGTTTTAAGGTTTGTTACATATGTAACTTCTTTGCTAGTAGCCGCTTCAAATACAACTACAAATTTAGTACCGTCCCATTCAACAATATCATTGCGTTTTGCAACAAAGTCAACTCCGCCTGCTGATTTCCATGCATCTGGACCATCTGTATTCGATGCGTCACCTATGTCATTAAGCAATAGTATTCTACCACCCAATCCTTTCATTACATTTGTAGGAACAGTTTTTTGTGGATCAATAATATAATCTATAGTGGTCCATTGGTTATTATTTCTTACAGGACCTGAAATAACACTATTACTTGGGAATGTATCTGTGTCCCAATTAATTATTAATTGTGTTTCGTCCATAGAATTTACACTTATAGTACCAGTAATTTCGTGTGTAGTTTCGTTTAGTTTTGTAAAGAATATTCTACTTATATCATCTTGATACTGTCCTGGATGACTTTCTAGTATTTGTCTCCAACTAGTTGTACCAACCATACCTTTACTTTCTATTTGTGCTAGTGTGCCTGTTACGTAGACTCCATAATCTTGGTAATTAGTACCTACTACATGCTGAACTGATGTTGTTTCTACATTACGATTACCGTCTTTATCTGCAACTCCTCTAACAATACTATCATCATATGCATTTAATTCTGGCATACTTAATCCTAAGTCTAATGTTCCTCTTTCTTCATCAAATATACTTGTTATAATGTTTGTAATAACACCAAGTCTTTTTACTTTGACAGGTGGACTAATATAAATTGGTGTTGTAAATGTTAATGTTGACACATCAATTTCACTATCAACACCTACAGGAACGCTACGTGAACTCCATGTTACACTATCTAACATCACATGTGTTAAACTTGTCCAGTCTATATAGTTGTCGGTTGTTTGTACTTCTAAACTAGGATTGAATAATACTAATATTTGTTCTAGTATCTGTAGTTTCATATCTGTATTTGTGGACCATATATCACAATTGAATGTAAGTTTATATGGTGTAGGCATTAATCTTTCTACTGTATAATTTTTGCCTTCAAAATTTAGATATTCTTTACCTGCTTCATCATAAGCACGTTCTCTAATGTTAACTTTACTAACATAACTAGCATCTGCTGTGCGTTCTCTATCAATTTCCATTCCTGTAACATGTACAGCAATACGTGGCGCACTTGGTATTTTGTTTTCTGTATTATCTCTTATGATGTTTGCAACCTGACGTGTTAGGTCTCCATAAGTAACAGGTATCTGTGTTAGTTTTCCTTTACCGTCTTTGACTGAAAAATTACTCATTAGTCTTACCATTTGAGTAACGTATCTTCTTACTTGTCCGTCATAAAAATGTTGCATTAATTATCTGCCTTAGGTCTAAGTGCTTTTGATAGACTCTGTTTTTCTTTAACAGTTTCACCACCGATTTGGTCTGTGTTAGTATTGTTAATAAACGTAGTCTTTTGTGTATTACGTGTATCAGTATTTGATAAATCTACTCTTACGCCATCTTGTAATTTTATCCAACGATTGCCGTCATATCTAAATAACCTTTTAGGTGAAAAGTCTGTTCTCAAAAAATAATCTCCATCTTCTGGCACTGTCGGAAAACTTATACCCATACCATAAGGCGATCCATTGTTACCTTCAACTCCCAATAAGTAACCTTGATATCCTGCTCTATCAGGACGGTCGTTAATCATATCGGTTGTTGTACCTATATTACTTGCATCTATATCTGTTTCATCTGCGGTTTTAAGTGCAACAGTACCATCTGCGTTTGTTGCTAAAGTATAGTAATGACTTATATCGTAACCTGACTTTTTAGAATCTGCTTCTGCTTGAGCAAGTACAGAGTTATTAATATTCATTTCTTTTTCATAAGTTGATAACACATCTCTTAATGTTTCAGTTGTTCCTTCTTGTGCAGGTAAATCAAGTATTTCTTTAAATTCTTGTGAATCAACAATCTGTTTTAATTTAATTCTATATAAATGCGGATACCATGTAGGTGAAAATCCTTCTGCGGCTCTGTTTACATCTTCAACTACATAAAATCTTTTTAGTGCATACGAATAATCATTAGCCGCATATTCGTCTTTCAAATGTGGTAGTTCAATAACATCACCACTCATAATTTTTCTACCAAGTGTCTTTACACTATTATTAATATGTATTGTCATAAACAATGTATCATTTTGTAAAAACAAACCAAATTGACTCATATCAAAGTCAATATCTTGTACATTATAAATTCCACGCATCATGTAAATGTCAGGATCGTATTTGCGATCTCTATTTTCTAAGAATAACATGTCTTGAATGTTTGTTTCTTTTACAGCATCGTAACGTGGCTGGTCAGCAGTTGCATCTGCTTCATCAGGATTATTTGGGCCTAAATACTTGTGTACGAATATATCAGTTCCGCCCACTGTAAACATTTCATGGATTTGTTTGTCCATAAATGCGTAATCATTGCCCTTTTCTGGTTTATATAAGGATAGTCTTGGCATACACATATTTATCGTAAGAGACAACTATCGATAAATACTAGTGGAGACTTTACATATGGCTACATTAGCAACCAAAAAACAAGAAGTATACGATTACGTCTATGCACTTTTAGGCGGAGGCATGGTAGATGTTGAACTAGATCCAGTTCATTATGAAACTGCCCTTGGCAAAGCCTTATCAAAATTCAGACAACGTAGTGATAATTCAGTAGAAGAATCTTACATGTTCATGCCAACAGTTGAAGATCAAAATACATATGTATTGCCAGAAAATGTTATTGAAGTAAGAAGAATATTTAGACGTTCAATAGGATCACGTTCAGGTGGCGGTGATGGCGGTACATTGTTTGAACCATTTAATATGGCATACACAAATACATATTTGTTAAGTTCATCTAATATGGGCGGATTAGCAACTTATGATATGTTCAGTCAATATCAAGAATTAGTAGGACGTATGTTTGGTTCATATATTGAATTTAAATGGAATACTACTACAAAAGAACTTACAATGTTACAACGTCCAAGAACACAAGAAACATTACTATTACTTGCATACAATTACAGACCTGATGAACAATTATTGTCAGACTACTTAGCAAGTCAGTGGATTAAAGATTATACTGTAGCAACTTGTAAATTTATGCTAGGAGAAGCACGTAGTAAGTTTGCACAAATAGCAGGACCACAAGGTGGTAGTTCATTGAACGGTGATGCACTAAAAGCAGAAGCAACAGCAGAGTTAGAAAAACTTGAAATGGATGTATCACAGCAAGTAGCAGGCGGTATGGGCTACGGCTTTACAATAGGCTAAAAATAATTCTTGACAAAATGGAATATTGATAGTATTATTATACTATGCATTATGAAGTCACACCTCTATTCTCTACACCTTTATTGAAAACACATATTGGCCCGTTAGATCCGATTACACTTGCTTGGTTAAAGCGTTTAGAATGTCCTGATAGTTCTGTAGCACAATATGGCAACGAAGACCACTTACCAGCGTCAGAGCGAGGATTTGATGTGTTAAACCAGCCAAAATTAAGCAACTTACAAACACTAATAAAAAAAGCAGTAGATCATTTTACGTACAATGTATTAGATGTAACTGATGATACTGAATTTGTTTTAACTACTAGTTGGATTAACAAAATGAATACAGGTAGCGATATAGGATTGCATAATCATGCAAATTCTTTAATAAGTGGAGTATATTATCCTGAAGTAGGCGAGCAATCTAATCCTATTACATTTAGAAAAAATAGACAGCATTTAAATTCATTTCCAGAACATGTGCGTCCTAATACCAAAGAAAATTGGAGTCAATATACTGTAGGTGCATGGACAGTTAAACCTATTACAGGAGATTGTTTAATTTTTCCTAGCCACTTAGAGCATGAGGTTGCACTCAGTAATGATAAACACAATAGATATAGTTTGGCTTTTAATTATTTTCCAAAAGGTAAACTAGGCAAAAACTCAGTTAGGGTAAACATATGAAATATCAAACAACACCTTTATTTTCGATTCCTTTGTTCTATGCAAATATAGGATCAGTCGACGCTGATACAATGAAGTGGATTGAAAATTTAGATTATCCTGATGAAGCGGCCGGGCATGATCATACATCAGACAAGTATGTATTAAACAATGCAAAGTTAACATCTTTGAAAGACCAAATACAAAATGCTTGTAATGTATTTGTAAAAGATGAACTTAAAGTTAATGATGATATTGAGTTTGAAATGCAAAACAGTTGGATTAATAGACATTCAGAAAATGAACAGAATACTTTACATTGGCATAGCAATGCTATGATCAGTGGAGTATATTATATTCAAAATGAGCCTGGAGCAGGAGATATTGTATTTCAAAAATCACATCTATATTACAATTTATTTCATGATACTGTAAGAGTATCTTTCAAAGAGCCTACACAATATAATACAAATGAATTTTACATATCACCTAAGTCAGGAGACTTAGTAATGTTTCCAAGCCACTTGGAACACATGGTTACCCCAAATCTAACAACAACTCCACGATACAGTTTGGCATTTAATTTCTTTGCTAGGGGGACTGTAGGCGGCGGTACATCGGAACTAAAATTATGATTATAGGAATATGCGGCTTAATAGGCTGTGGTAAAGGAACAGTAGGAGATATCTTAGTTGAAAATCACGGATTTACAAAACTAAGTTTTGCTGACAAATTAAAAGATGGTGTAGCAACAGTATTCAATTGGGATCGTGCTATGCTTGAAGGAGATACAGTAGAAAGTAGGGAATGGCGTGAAACACAAGATGACTTTTGGACTAAAGAGACTGGTAGAACAATTACTCCAAGATTAGTATTACAAGAATTTGGTACTGATTGTATGCGTAATGGATTTGATAACGGTATTTGGGTAAGTTTAGTAAAACAAGAACTAGTTAGAAATCCAAATAAAAACTTTGTTATTCCTGATGTAAGATTTCCAAATGAAGCAAATATGATCAAAAGCATACATGGAGAAGTATGGCGTGTCAGACGTGGACAAGATCCTGTATGGATGCGTATGTACCAAGATATTGGTGTTGAACCTAAAGATGTACATGAATCTGAATGGCGTTGGGCTAAAGTAGATTTTAACCATGTAATATATAATGACTTAGGTATAGAGGAACTTAGAAGTCAGGTAAAAGGTCTCCTTGCTTCCAACGAACACCTTGTTTCTGCATAATACGTTGGCAGTTTGCACATATAGTTTTTAGATTCATTATACTACAATTATCTAAATCACCATCTATGTGATATACATTAAATTGCTCAGTGTGCTTACTTTGAAATCCGCACTTTTCAC